CAGGCCGGGGATCCCGAACTGGGTGCCGATCCACTGGGCCGAGGCCTCGACCACCTCGAAGGCCTTGACCGTGGACGGGCCCCACAGGAACGGCGGGCCCTCGAGCTTGCGCTCCCGCTCGTTCTCGTAGCGCCGCCATCCCGGGTCGCCCGGCTCCGGGAACTCGGACGCCACCTGCTGCAGCAGCTCGGCGTCCCACCAGCCGTCGATGACGACGTGGGGGAACGGCTGCGTGGTCACGCCCTTCACGCGACGCTCGCCCCTGCGTACTCGGTCGCCCGCTCGACGAACAGCACCTGGTCCTGCGGCGCCGCCTCGATCCCGATCCGATAGACCTCGTCGGCCTCGCCCTTCTCGAACAGCGGGTGCAGGTGCTCGACGATGGACCCGGGCGCCACCGCGAAGGTGTTCCGCTGCCTGGCTGCGGTCACGATCTCGTCGTCGACGAACCAGTGCCGGTACCCCTCGTGGCACACCGCCCCGGGGCCGTCCCACGAGGCGCCGACCTCGTCGACATAGCGGCGGCGGATCAGCATGTGGGTGGCGTGCTCGCCCCGGATCACCCTCGGGTTGCCGAGGTCGTTGGTCCCGACCACGTCGCGGCCAGCTGCGGCGGCCTGGGCGTGGTCGAGCCAGCCCGGGTGGAACCGGACGTCGTCGCCGGTGAGGAACAGCCACGGCTCGGTGGTCTGCGAGTAGCCCTCGTTGACCTTGCAGGCGAACGAGATCCCCTCGGCGTACAGCACCGTGGCGCCCGCCTCGTCCCACGCCTTCGCCGTCTCCGGGTCATCGTGGTTCGCGACGGCGTACACCGTGGCCAAGCCCGTGGTCGCCCGCAGGGTCTGCATGAACGGCGCCGCGTTCTGCGGGCGACGCAGCACCGGCACGATCACCGCGGTCTGCTCGGCGGCCGGCGGCGGCACGACCTGCCGCCAATAGTGGGACTCGCCGAACCAGGCCGGCTTGAAATGCGTGGTCCGGACACCGGTGTGGACATGGACCGGGATCCCGGCCGAGCCGGCGCGGAGGCAGAACGACAGGTCTTCGCCGAGGAGCCGGCCACCGGCGGTCGGGTTCGGGACCCGGTCATACCAGTCCCCGCGGCCCGCCTGGTCGAGCTTCTCGAACACCGACCGGTGGATCAGGATGCAGGCCGCGCCGGTCCCAGCGCACCGGACCAGGCTGTTGGCCGGGTAGCCGTGGCGGGACAGGAAGCCCGTCTCGCCGGTCTCTTCGAGGGTGGTCCAGTCGTAGATCGTCGGCGCGAGCACCGTCCCCCAGCCGCCCATGCCGTCGTCGTCGGTCTGCTTCTGCGCGAAGCACAGGCCGCCGACGATCGGCCGTTCGACGGGGTCAGCGACCTCGAGGAGCCGGTCGACCGTGTCCGGGGCGAACCCCATGTCGGTGTCGATCCAGAACAGCCACTCGGCGTCCTTCTCGAGGAGGAACTGGGCGACCGCCTTGTTCCGGGCCCCGGGGATGCCGTCGGCGCCGTAGCAGCGGATCGCGAGCCAGCCGCCGCGCGCGACGCGGCAGTGGTTGCCCAGGTCGTAGCCGACGAGGGCCATCAGGGACTGGTGCCAGGAGGCCGTGACCTCGTTGGGGTGGACGTAGGCGACGGTGACTGCGTCGGACGCCTCCAGCGCGGCGTCGGCGGTCACTTGCGGGAACGCCGCTCGCCCGGCGCTGCGGTGGCCGTCTCGGTCGCGTCGGCACTCCGCTTGGCCGGCGCGCGGCCGGCTGGGTAGCCGTCGTCACCGATCGGCAGGCTCGACCGCAGGCCGTAGCGAGGGTCGTCGGTGAAGAAGTCGGGGTACGCCCTGACGATCGGGTCGTCGGCGAGCCAGTGCTCGCCGAGGTTGACTGCCTCGCCCGCGCCGGTCTTCGGGTGGCTGACCACCCCTGTCTTGGTAGCGAACACGTGGTTCATTTCGAACTCTCTCCTCCAGCGGCGTTCCAGCGGATGGGTTCCGCACAAGACCCCCGCCCGCTGGAACGGGGGCCTTGTGCGGGCTGAGTGGGGATCAGGTCTGGTTCAGGAGCCTGAAGCCCTGGTTGTTGACGCTGCCGCCGCCGATGCGGGCGTAGGCGAACCAGCCGCGCTGCCCGGTCGGACGGTTGTTGGTGACGTCGAACAGGGTCGGCACCAGCTCGACGGACATGCCGCCGCGACGGGCGATGAGGTAGTTCGAGAAGTCACCGACGACCGCGACGTTGGTGTGCGCCGTCGAGGTGAGGTCCGTCATGTACGGGGTCTCGTACCACTGGCCCCCGAGCAGGACCTCCGCGCTCTGCGCGGCGAGCTGCACCGTGGTCGCGTGGAAGTTGTTCGCCGTACCGAGCTGCCGGATCTTGTCGTTGATCTGGACCGCGCCGAGCCAGTTCTGGTTCCCGAGCCGGAAGCGCTGCGGCAAGGCCTCGTAGACCTTGTAGATGTCGGCGGCCACCAGGGTCCCGGCGGTGGCCAGGAGCACCTCGACGGTGGTGTCGGCGTCCAGGGCGGTGACGATGCCCATCGGCTCACCCGAGCCGGAGCCGCGGGTGAACTTGTCGACCAGCAGCTCGTTGTACCCGCTGGAGAGCAGGGTGGACATCTCGGACGCGAAGCCCGGGTAGTCCTCTCCGACCTCGATCGAGTAGGGGATGAACCCGCGAGCCATGAAGACGTCCACCGACGGCTGCGCCAGCGCCGCGGAGTCATCGGAGACCGCGGAGGCCTCCGCGTCGAAGGACCACGACACACCGGCCGAGGAGACGCCCTTCCACTTGTTGGTGTTGACGTCGACCTGACGGGCGATGGACAGGAACGGGTTCCCGGAGCCCTGCGCCGTCAGGATGATCGAGGGGTCGATGAAGACCGGGATGCCGAAGCCACCGGCCGTGGTCGTCCCCTCGGACATCGCCCGGTACTCCTCCCAGGCCCGGACCGCGTCACGCTCGTCCTCGGTGAGGATCATGTTGGCGTTCGGGTTGGTCACGAGCTTGACGAAGGCCTCGCGGTAGTCGTCGTTCTCGGTGACGATCACCCGTCGGGCGATGTCGGTCGACTTGCGGACCATGCGCTCGACCTGGGTGGCCTGGTCGTCGGACAGGCCGGCCCGCCCGTCGCCGAGCACCCGCAGTGCACGGTCACGTGCCTCCGGGTTGGTCATCCGCAGCACGCCGTTGTGGTCGTCGAGACCACGGGCGATCGAGTCGTAGACCTTCTTCACCGAGTCAGGCCGCTTGCGCAACACCTCGGCGATCTTCGAGTGCTTCTCGAGCTTGTCGAAGATCGCGTCGCGGATCGCCATCAGCGCGTCGAAGGCGCCCTGCTCGGCGTCGTCGAGGTCGCGGAGCTCGCCCTCGTCGGTCTGGTGCAGCGAGCGCAGGTGCGCGTCGGTGACCTGGAGGATCTTGTTGAGCTCGTCGGGGGTCTTCCCGCGGATGTCGTCGAGCGACGCGGGGACCAGGCTGTCGACCGCGTCCTGGTCGACCTCCATGACGAACGCGCCGTGCCCGAACCGCTCCTGGGAGCGGAGCATGATGGCGTGGGCCGCCAGGCCGGCGGAACGGATGCGGTCGGCGCGGCGCGCGCGCTCGGCCGTGGTCCGCGCACGGAAGGCGAGGACCAGCACCATGGCGAGGACCGCCAGGGCGAGGATGTAGAGCAACATCGGGACTCCTCTCAGAGCCGTCGAAGGAGGGACAGGGTGCGCGCCCGGGTGAGCGCGTTCTTGCGTGACGCTTCGACGGCCTGCCGCTCCGCGTCGTCCTCGTCGCCACCAGCGCCCACGGCGTCCGGTCCAGCGTCGATGTCTGGGGTGGGGTCATCGGTGATCAGCAGCGAGCGGACCCCCACGCTCGTCGCGACGTAGGCCGGCCACACCACCGGACCCATCTCGGCCACCATCGCCTCGACGACGTCGCGGCGCAGCAGCTCCTCGTCGGGCACGTCCTCGACCCAGGTCCGGTAGAGCTCGGCCTGGATCTCGGCGTCGTTGCGGACCTGCCGGCCGTCCGGCCAGTACCACTTCTCCCGGACCGGGGCGAAGCGGATCGACATGCCGTTGACGGTGCCGGTGGAGATGACCTCACGGACCGGCTCGAAGATCGGGGACTGGTGCAGCCGTGCGACGACGTGTGCGCCGCCGTCCGGGGCGCGCTCGGGGTCGGTCTCCTCGCGCGGATAACCCGGGTCGAACGCAGCCACCGGCAGCGACCCGATCAGCGGATGCCGGCCGTGGTCGAACTGGATCAGCGGCGTCTGCTCACGGAACGACTTCTTCATCGAGCCGGACAGGAACTGCTCCTTGAAGCGCCCCTCCCAGGAGTCGATGATCGTCTCGGAGTTGAACACCGACGCGTACCCGTCGAGCGTCTGACCATCACCGGCCTCACCGACGTCGCGGAACCGGAACGGCGCGACCCTGGGCACCTCAGCCAGACGCACCGCAGTCTCGCGGCTGCGGACCGGACCTCCGACCGTCAGCTGGGACTCAGCCATCAGTTGCCTCCCTGCGTGGGTGCTGTGGGGTCAGTGGAGCCGGGCTTCTGCAGCTGGACGGACACGAGCCCGGTGTGTTCGAGCGCCTTGAAGTCGCCCGACTCGACCGCTGAGATCGCCGACTCCGGGGTGAAGCCCTCGCGCACGAGCGTTGCCACGGTCGTCGCCTTCTGCGCGTTGATCTCGGCAGCGTCCCTGGCGTCCTCGCGCAGCAGCGGGATGTCGATCGTGTCGAACCACAGCTCGCTGTCAGCCGGCACGTCGATGATCGGCGTCAGCGCGTGCGCCAGATCCTGCAGCGTCGGGAAGACCCAGGTGTCGGCGAACAGCCGCCGCGCCTGCCCGAAGTTCCCGGCGTTCAGCGAGGAGCCCTCGAGGCCGGCCGCGATGCCGAGCACCGGGGCCGGCACCCGCGAGAGCATCGAGATCCGCGTCTCGCCGGCACCCTGGGTGTTGGAGAACTCCAGCTCCTTGAGGTTGGAGCCGATCACCTTCGCGTCCGCGCCGGTGGCCAGGTACAGCGTCTTGTAGGCGTTCGCCAGCCCCTTGTGGTTCTCCTCGAGCATGTCGACGATCTCGAGGAACTGGTCGCGCGTCTGCGCCGGGATGCCGGTGACGACGAGGTTCGGGGTGGCGCCGTTGGTCAGGAACTTGGCCTTGAACTCGGTGGCCGCCTGGTCAGCCTGGATGTCGCGCAGCCCTGCCGTGATCCACGACATCCCCATCCCGGGGTTGAGCGGGTCGGGGATCGGCGACCAGTGCGCGACGTCGGTCGGCTCCAGGAACGTCGGCTTCGTGCCAGCGTTGCTGAACCCGCCGTTCTGGTAGACGTAGCCGAGCAGCTCGCCGTCCAGCGCGTGATCCGGCGAGTCCGGCTCCAGATCGGAGCCGTACAGCGCACCCACGAAGTCCGGGCGCAGCACCCGCAGCCGCTCCGGCCGGCGCAGCACGAACGCGTTCCCAGCGAGACCGGCGTGCCACTCCATCAGCCCGACCAGGTCACCGGTCGTGCCGTTCGGCCACGGCCGCTCGAGCAGCGCCAGCGCGCCGGTCCCGAACGTCCTACGCGGCCTGGACTGGTTCCACGGCGGGTTCCGGAACGTGAACCGCACCTGGGAGAGCACCAGCGCCCGCACCATCTCCGCGGCGAACGCCGGCGGGCACGACCGCAGCGCACCCAGGTAGCCCGGCAGCGAGTTCGCGATCGACTTCAGCCGGGTCTGCGCCATCGTCGTGTTGGGCATCCCGAAGGGGTAGGTCGTGTTCCCGAACTGGAACGTGTTGGGGATCAGGTAGTCGCTGATCCACGTGTCCAGCGAGAACCGCTGCTCGGCCGCTCGCGGGGCCCGGATGCGCTCAAGCAGACCCATGCTCAGCCCGCTTCCTCACGTCCGACCAGCCCAACGCCACCGCGCCCGCGCACGTCACGGCGACCACCACCACAACCGCGGCCAGCGCGCCCACGACGTACAGCACGGCGAGCGGCACAGAGGCAGCCAGTCGAGCGGCGCGGCGGTGCAAGGACATGCCGGCTCCTCCAGAAGTCGGGTTAACGCCAGCCCCCGAAGAAGGAAGCCGGCGATTGGGATGCACCCCAGTGAGCGAGGGCCACGGCCTCGAGCATCGAGATCTCACCGCTGCGCCTGGCCAGCAGCCGCCGGTCACCGACGTTGCGCCAGCCCGCCGCCTCCATCGCAGCGTCCAGCTCCGGATACTCGGCGTGGCAGACCTCCTTGGCCTCCACCACCGTCTCCAGGTCCTTGGCCGCCGCGATGCTCTCCTCGAGGCCGACCCAGTCGATCGACACCCCAGCGTCCTTGAGCTCCCGCTCCGCGATGGTGCCCTTGAGCCCACCCTTCGCGTCGGCCACCACCCGCAGGTGATGCTCACGCTGGATCCGCGCAACATCCGCAGCGAGCAGCTTCAGCGTCGCCCGGTCCGAGATCCGGGACCGCAGCACCTGGCCGCTCTTCGCCGACTTCACCGGCCCCAGGTGCGGGACCACGTCAGTCGAGCAGGCGCCGACCGAGATCCAGACCCCGTCCGGGTCACCCGCCAGCCCCAGCGCCTTCGGCGGCCCCGGCAACTCCGAGGTCGCGCAGTACGGCCACGCCGGCATGATCAGGCTGCCCGAGCTCCCGACCAGGACCGGCCAGACGTTCAGGTACTGCGACGCCCAGCCGCGCATCGGGTCCGGGTCATCGATCTCCGGGTCCGTCTCGCCCGCCAGCGCCGCGTTGTACTTCCGGCTGATCAGCGCCCGCCGGTCCGGAGTCCAGTACGGCGACGCCCGCTTCCACGTCGACAGCAGCGACCAGTCGTCAGCCGGGTGTGCACCCCAGAACAGCAGCAGCACATCCGGGTCCAAACCACGCAGAGCCGCGACCACCCGGCGTCGCATCAGCGACGACGCCTTCACGTGCGCCGTCGACGTCAGGTGCAGCTGCGGCGACTTCCGCTCCAGGAGCGCCGGCTCGAGACCCTCGGTGATGGCCGGCGGGTCGATGCTCCACGCCTCGTCGCCCTGGCCGTAGCAGACGTCGTACCCATAGACCGCGTTCACCGCCCGCAGCAACCACCGGTCGCCAGTCGGGCTCTCGATCTCCTGGGCGCCATTGAGCCGAATAACATTCCAGCCCTGCCGGGCCGCCCACTCCCACGACGGCCGGTGGATCTCGCGGCCGATCGCCAGGTCCTTCGAGACCAGCATCGACAGCTGCCGCTCACCGATCAGGTCAGCGTGCGCCGTCCGCCACGTCGCCGTGTTCCGCAGCCGGACCGACTTCCCGATCCGCCGCGGCCCCGTCTCGATGATCTCGCGCCAGACCAGCGCGCCCTTGCGGTCGTGCTCCAGCTGCCGCGTGATCGCGAGCCCCTGCCACCACCGCGGGTGGAAACCGTGCTCCCTACGGGCCCACCGCAGCAGATCCGCACCGTACGACCCCACCGCACGCGGGTGCGGCGGCGACATCGCCAACGGCGCCGCAGCGTTCCGCGGGACCTTCGCGTAACCCTTCAGCCACGCGCTCCGAAGCGTCGCGACCATCGGATCGTCGCGCGCCTCGAGCAGCTCGGCCAGCCCGCTCGACGCCCCGCTCACCCCGGACCCCCGCGCCGGAGAGAGAATTTTGTCTCTGGATGGGTCGACAGGGTCGTCAGGTCCCGTCGAGACCCCCGCCCCCCCGTTGGACTCAGGTCGAGACGGTGCCTGACGTCTGTCGCCACCAGCGGATCGCGTCGATCGTCGCGCCGGGCCACGGTCGCTGCTGTGCTCGGTCGATGAGGACGTCGTCGGGGGCGTCCAGTACCACGACCTGGGCGTTGAGCCAGGCGGCCCATTCGGCTCGCTGTGCTGGGTCGGGCAGGGTGCGCACGATCCAGGCGGATGGGTGCATGCCCGCGGCGACTTCGTCGCAGAGCTCGAGGAGCCAGGCTTCGGCTCGGTGCCGGATGGGGCGCGGATGTCCGTGGCTGCGGGGTGAGCCGAGTAGTTGGGCTAGGTGGTCGAGGTCGACGACCAGGTCGTCGGGTTGTGCGTGTTGCTCGACGTAGGTGGTCTTGCCGGCGCAGGGTGGGCCGCAGACCAGGGTGATGGTCACAGCACGTACCCGGTGGGTTCGGGCTCGGTGTCGTCGACCGGCTGGTGCTGGAGGTCGCGCCACCGTGCGCCTTCGCTGCGGTTGCATCGGGCGTGGGCTGGACCCAGGTACCTGCCTGGTCCGGCGGCGCGATCGTGGGCGAGGTCCCATGGTGTGCCGGGTTGGATCCAGCGGGTGTGGCCGTCGAGTTCCTCGAGGCAGACGAGCTCGGTGCAGTGGGCGTCGCCTGCGTTGACGATGGGACGGAAGTGTTCGCGGCCGGCCTTGTGTCGGCGGTCGTAGGTGCGGCTGGATGCGAGGACCACGACGGCACCTCCGTGGTGGGCATGACGAACGGGTGGGTGCTCGAGCCACCTGGCTCTAGAGACACCTCACCCGTCGAGGGACAGATTCGGTGATGGATGGGGGGCATGTCAACCCACCGGCGTGTCGGCCGGTTCCGGCTCCGGCTCCGGCTGCGCCTGGCTTGGGGCCTGCATGCTGGCGGTGATCGCGCGGTGGCAGCGGGCGGATGCACAGCGTGGGCAGAGCGGTCCCATGCGGTCGACGGGTGTGGGCCACGGGCACCAGCACGGTTCGACCTTCTGGTTGAGCGAGCGGCGGAACGCCTCGATGCGGATGTGCTCGGCCAGGACGCCGATGGTGCTGGGGTCCCAGGTTTCGCGGCAGTGGGTGCAGGTGCCGACGTTGGCTGAGAGCCTGATGCGCAGGGATCCGGCTTGGCCGCAGAGTGGGCAGCTGGCGTGGGGCTGCCAGGCGGGTGAGTCCCAGCCGGCGAGGATGCGGGCTTGGGCCCACCAGGATCGGATGTCGGTCTCGGCGCGGTGCCAGGTGCAGCAGATGACGGCGCGGTCTCGACGTGCGGGCTTGGCGCGGTGGCAGCGGTCGAGGCGGGGCAGTAGCCCGCCGAGGTGGGCGACGGTGCCGGCGGTGGTCGAGGGGATGGCGCGGTCGGGTTCGATCTGGAGGCACCAGCTCTGGGAGTCGC